TAAAACACGAAAACCTTATACATGACGGAACGCATAAACGTACCCGGTATCACCACGGGGTAATTGCTCAGGAAGTCGCTGAAGTAATCGCAGAGAGTGGAATTGATTTCGGTGGTTACCAAGATCACAAAGTAGCAGGTGGTGAGGACGTTTTGAGTATAGGCTACGATGAATTGATTGGTCCCCTGATTAAAGCCTTACAAGAGGTTAACCAGAAATTCGATGCACTAAAAGAGGAGTTTGATGACTATGTTGAAACCCACCCGTAATGAATATACTACAGGCGAACATACATGAGTAAGATAACAATCAGTTCTATAGGTAGTGGGTATAACCGTAGCAAGATTAAAGATGCTTATGCCGCGCACTTGGCGGACCAATAGCCGGAGGTTGCCATGATCTACGCACAGCACTTCAGCACCGAAGAATTCCGTGAGTGGTCAGACGACATGAGCCCGCGCCTAGTCACCATGCTGGACGTGCTCCGGTTCCGCATTAGCCAAAAGCCAAAAGCTGGTTAATGGCGCTATCTGCCTGTCCCTTCGCTTTCAAACGTGCGGGACAGGCCAGCAGACATTGAACGCAGCTTTACACCAATCCCATCATTTTGTTGGTCAATGCGTATTCGCCAAACGCGACAATGGCAACTTCGTCATAAGCCTTGGCAGCTTCACGAGGGCAGTCAAAATTACCTATCTGCCTTACCGTTCCTGAAATACCAATTCTGGCACGATATTTACCTTCACGGCGATGGAATGAAACACCCTTAAATCCCGATGTGTTGCCGCGCCTAACGTTAGTGTTAGCTCTATTGTGTTTCATACTGGCGCAGCGCAGGTTGTCCCAGGCGTTATTTGTCTTAACTCGGTCTCTGTGATCTACCGTAGGCGGCACTGACCCTGTCATGAAAAGAAACGCCAAGCGGTGAGCCAGGCGACCCTTTCCATCAATCCATATTGAAATGTATCCCTGATTAACTGTGCCAGCTGGCTTTCCAGAAAACCTGGCGTTCCAAGCGTAACAGATCCAATTGGCTTTAAAGTCTGATGGTTTTCGTTCGAGCCATGTAAACTCGCCCGTTTCTGGATTGTAATGCAGTAGGCTTTTGATTCGCTGAATCGTCAACATATCTCTACCCTCAGAGATTCCCGAAATATGAATGCGGCAGTACGCTTCGGGTGACGCGCACGTTCGGTAGCTGGCCTAGCCGCACAAATCGAGACTATCCGAATTGTAAGAGCTGATCAATGGCGTTTTGGGCTTCATGCTCGTCTGGAAAAGCCCTATACAATACGAACCTCCATATTACAGAGAAGCAACGCCGGTAAAAGTCACGGAACCCATCTTCGTCAAGACTGTTGAAGTTAATGCTTCGTGTGCGCTTCACCACACCTCGTGGAGTAGATATCAAATCGTAGTGCCCGGTTTCCAGCTTTAGCCATTCGAGAAACGCCTCTACAGACTTCTCAGGGGGCTTTCCATTTTTAATTGCTCGCCTATGCTCAAGGTCAGCCATAAATTCACCCTGAGCGCGCCGTATTGCTCCTGTGTTGCCACCTTGTATGTCTAACCACGATGCAAAGTTAGCGAGCGTTTGCCGTTCTGCCGATGTAACCAGGCCGCCAGGTGGCTCGTAATAGTCCATAGCAAGAGTGATAAGGCCACCAAAAAAAGTTTGTGGTGCTGCAGAGATCGAGCCTTAATCTGTGTAACTGACACGCGCACCGCCTGCCCGGTTTTAAATTTGCCCATGTGTTCCTGGTCAGCAGCAGACGCCGGCCGCAATGCGCCGTCTTGACCTTTCACCAGCATGAGTTCAATCGGCACCTTTCAGATCCCCCATGAGCTTTGCCAGCGTTTCCCGGCCTTTCTTGCGACTGGACTCAGTAACAACGCCCGTTGGATTTCCGTGCTCGATCATTGCAGGCTGCTCATAAAAATCATGGCCGTTCATCCAGTGGTCAATCATTTCGTCATAAGCCCGCGCCATGGCCTTGGTTGCCTTTTCGGCATCGTTGGTTTTCATTTCGTACCAGTCAATAAACCGGCTCATGGTATACATGGCAGGGCTCAACCTGGACCGGCGCCGGTTATGATCGCCTTTGCGTAGCAGTGCCATCATCTGGCTTATCGCGTTGTCCTTGCCTGGTATGCCGTTTCGCTCTTTGAGCGCTTCCAGACACCAGGCCACAAACTGGCCAGCGCTTGGAGGGCGAACCCATCCGCAGGCTCTGGCCTGTTCTAATCCTTCCTGAATCATCTGAATGTCACTGACGCCCGCTTTTACCAGCTGCTTTGCCCATTGCCGCTTGGCTGCTTTCACTTCGCCGTCTGACTGCCATATCTCTCGCCACTTAGGAAAGATTTCTTGTAGGCGCTTGAACAATTTGTTGATGACCTTCTGGTCCATTTCCTCAAAGGTTTTCGAAGTCCCCGGCGTGGGGGTCGAATCCATCGGCCCAACTGGTGTCGTCGGGGTCCGTTGTAAATGTCGGGATGCCTGATCGACCGTTTCGTTGATGTTTTTCATTTTGTAACCACTCCGCTTTGAATCCTCGCCAGCCCCTGGTGGCTGCTTCTGCCAAACATTCATCGACCGATATTCCCATTGCCGCCGCTTTGCGCAATTCTTTGCCGATCTGGTTCATGGCGGTTTGGCTATGCGTTGCTTTGGCCTTACGCCGTGCTGCAAGCCAATCATTGAACACCTGCTCCGATGGACTATCTGGCCATGACGAATAATCAATCGCGGCAGCGGGTGTCTTTGTATTCTTTTGTTTTTTACCTTCTGTATCTGTATCTGTATCTGTATCTGTATCTGTATCTGTATCTGTATCTGTATCTGTATCTTTATTCGTTGGTTTCTCGTTGCCATCCCGTTGCAACGAATCGTCAACGGTCGTTGAACGGTCGTTGCCTTTCCGTTTGTTTCCTTCCTGTTTTGACCGCTTTCTGGCTTCAGCTGACGCCCTGCCAGCACGAACCCGCTGTTCCTGTGCATCCTTTACCGCCTCAAGGTCACGTTCAATTCGGTCGTGTACCCATTCCGTTCCTGTGTCGTTGAAAAACTCGCTCAACGAAACTTCAACGGTCGTCCAACGGTCGTTGTCCATCCGTGCAATTTTGGACAGCCTGTTTTTTGGTATCGGCTTACCTGTCTGCCAATAGTTCATTATCAGCAGCAGGTAGGCGCCGTGTTCCTCAGTGGTCAGGTGCATGGTGTCGGCCAGGTAATCAGCCACGTACAGCTGCATGTAAGGTAAGGCTGCCATTGGTTACTCCTTTACCGCTTCAAATTCACCAAGCGCGATGTACTCAGAAAGAGAAAGGCCGAACAGATCCGCCATTTGAACCATCGTCGCCATAGAGGCCGTTTCGTTGTTCAGGATTCCGCTGGCGCGTTGTGGTGACACGTTTAACTGTTCTGCCAGCCAGGCCCTGCTTTTTCCTCTTTGTGCCATGGCGACCTTTGCCGCCCGGCCTGCATTAAATTCCATACGATATACTCCAATCTGTTACGGTATGACAAGAATAAAGGACGAAATGTAGAATGACAAATAAATAGTTGCACATATCCAAAACCGCTAGTACAGTTTGAATTGTTGATACGGAGGTGAACGTGAATAAAGCAATCGCAATAGCCGCAACAATCCTGGTAGTCGGGCTGGTGGGAACCGCTGGCAACGAGGACTACGAGGAAGCAAAAAGATCCAAAGAGCTTTACTGCAAAATGGTCGCGGAAGGTACGTGGCCAAAACTTCAACCCTGAAACCCAATGCGATACGGAGAGTGGCAGCAATGAGTAATTCCATTCCAGAAACCATGAAAGTAGAAATTCACTTCCATGTGGACAAGTACGCGCCCGGCAAAATACAGGTTTTCACCAGCGATATGAGCAATATGGGTTACCCGCACCTCGGGAAAGATACCGTTATTGTCGCTGTGCCTGAGTGCGACCCGGTAAAGGCTGAGATAGATATGCTGGAAACCAAGGCCGACCAGGTACGCCGGGAAATGGGCAGCCAGCTGCACAACATCGAGCAGCGCATTAAGGAACTGGCCGCCATCGAGTACAAACCGGAGGGCCGCGACAGTGAGTAACCTTGAACTGTGGAAATCCGTTGAGGAAACCGCGCCGGGCTTTACCAAGACTGGCGACTTGGATGGCCGAAAAGTTACCAGCATTAACGGCACCTACATGGTGAAGCGTGCAACTGAAGCCTTTGGGCCAATCGGCAAAGATTGGGGTTATGAGATTGAGGACGAGCAATTCCAGCCAGGCGCACAGATCAAGCATGGTGGTGAAGTGATTGGCCATGCCGTAATGCACACGCTCAAGGTTCGGCTTTGGTACATGCAGGACGACAAGAAGTGTGAAGTAGTGCATTTCGGCCATACGCCCTATATCCGGGGCACGCACTACGGCGCCATGACCGACTTTGACGCGCCAAAGAAATCCCTGACGGACGCAATCAAGAAGTGCCTGTCAATGATTGGGTTCAGCGCTGACGTGTTTTTGGGACTGTACGACGACACCAACTATGTGGAAGCCGCCAAGATCCGGGAAACCGTCAAGAACGCCGACGATGCTGAAGAAGAAATGACCAAAGCCCGAACAGAGTTCAGCGAGTGGCTGAAGCGGGAAACCGACACCTACGCCAAAGTGCCCAATGCGGCACCGTTGCGCCTGATGTACCAGGGCCATCTGAAAAAGGCAGAGCGCCAGTGTGCGGTATTGGGTGTGGACTTCCAGAAAGTGAAGGTTCGCATTGATGCCGCGTACAACGAGCAGATGGATAAGCTGATCCCGCCCGTTGACCTGGTGTGCCATGAGTGCGGAGCCGAGAGCGTAGGCAGGCCCGATACCCGTTGCCCGGATTGTGGTAGCGCAAAAAGAAGCCCGGCAGAACCGGGCAAAGATGCACAAAAAAGGAAGGTAAATAATGACTGACTTAAACCAAGTCGATATCGAGCAAGGCAAAGTAGACGTTGAGGTATTCAACCAGACAGACGCCGCGTTGTCACTACTTGCCGAGAAATACAGCCATATTCCGGACGTGAACAGCAAAGACGGCTATGAGTTCGTGAAGGCTGGTGTGAAGGAACTGACCGGATACCGGACAACCCTGGACGCCGAGCGCCAGCGGATCAAAAAGCCATACCTGGATGCAGGCCGGATTATCGACAACGAGGCCAAACGGATCACCGCCAAGCTGGTAGAGCTTGAGGAACCGATGAAGGCCAAGAAAAAGGAAGTGGACGACCGCAAGAAGAAGCAGGAGGAACAGCGCCTTGCCCGGTTGCGCGAAAAGGTGAGCGCCATTTCCGGCCGCGTTGCTGAGGCCCGCAGCAAAACCAGCGACGAGATAGCCAAGATCATCGAGGATGTGGATGCGATCGACACCAAGCGCGATTACTACGACCTGACCCGTGAAGCCATTGAAGCGCAGCAGGCCACACTGCACGAACTGTCTGAAATGTATAACCAGCAGTTCAAGTATGAGCAGGCCAAGCTGGAAGAAGAACGGCTACGCAAAGAGCAGGTTGCCCAACGTGAGCAGCAGCGTATTACCGACAAGATCAACGATATGCGCATGTTGCCCGCAGACCTGACCGCCAGGCCCGCCAGCGAGATTGAAGGCAACCTGAAGAACCTGACCGACTACGATATCCCGCGTGACGAGTTTGGCAACCGTTACGACGAGGCGCAGGACGCCAGGCAGAAAGCCATGCAGCAGCTGGAAGCCATGGCGAAGCAGGCCCGGATGATTGAGGAAGCGCAGGCGAAGATTGAGCCGGAACCGGAAAAGACTGTCCCTGAGAAGGTTATGCAGGACGCCGTTGAAAAAGGCACCGGCACAATGAAAGTGGGCAGCAAAAGCGCCGAACACGTTAAACATAGCGAAATCTACGGCGAAGCCACGGAAGAAGAAGATCAAGCATGGGCAGAGAAATACGGCAACGATGTACCGGACCCTGAAATGGAACCGGCGCCAGAAGCTGACCTGCCTGACGTGTGGACTGAGCTTTCCGCCTGGTGCGACAAATGGGAGATTTCCCTGCAAGCCAGCCATGAATTAAACGACATTCTGAACCGTCACCTTTAACCGATAGGGCGCTACGGCGCCCACAACCTGGAGAACACCATGAATCTTGTTTGCGCATACGACACAGAGACAACCGGCCTTCCGGACTGGAAGAACCCGAGCGACAGCCACCACCAGCCGCACCTGGTACAGCTGGCGGCAATACTGGCCGACGAGGACACCGGCAAGGTTATCTCAACCCTGGATCTGATTATCCAGCCGGACGGATGGGAGATTCCGCAAGAAGTCACTGACATTCACGGGATCACCAACGAAATCGCCAACGAGGTAGGTGTGAACGAGATGGACGCCGTTGCCCTGTTCTTGCAGATGGTAGGAAGCGCCAAGCGTCTGGCGCACAACCGCACCTTTGACCAGCGCATTATCCGGATTGCCACAAAGCGCTACTTCCCGGAAAACGTGCAGGAGAAGTGGGCCGAAAAGGAAAACCACGACTGCACTATGATTATGGCCAAGCCCATCATGCAGATGGAACCGAAGGGCCGGTATGGCTACAAGTCACCGAAACTGTCTGAAGCCTACCAGCATTTCATGGGCAAAGAGCTTCAGGACGCACACAGCGCCATTGCCGATGCCCGCGCCTGCCTGGATATCTACTTTGCAATGAAGGGGCTCACCAGTGCTGATACTGACGCGCAGGATTAATGAAAAGATTGTGATCCAGACCAAAAGCGGGGAAGTGATCGAGGTATTCCCGCTTGGCGTCAGTGGATCGCAAGTAAAGATCGGGGTGAACGCGCCCCGTGACACCGCGATAGACCGAGAGGAAATCGCACAGAGAAAGAAGGGGAATTATAATGCCAACAAAGGTAAGTAAGTTCATCGACCCTGAAGCAGATCGGCAACAGCCACCAAGTATGGAGGGCAGCATGAAACTCGCATACACAGATGGCGATTGGGAGCGCGATGCAGTGGACGTGGCGAACAGCAGTACGGCCCACACTTTGAAGCTGACCGCGCAGCCGTCACGGGGATTATGAACTGATGGACTACAACATGATGGCAGACCTAGTAATAATCGGCGGCTCAGTGGTCGCCCTGGTTATCACAATAATTATCATTGATCGCAAAGGCAGAAAGCCATCGCGGGTACACATGATTGATCAATCTAAGAGGTGGGGAAAATGAAAGCATTAGAGATTCCAGAACGCTTTACCGGAACAGTTTACATTTGCGCGTGGAGCAATCC